ACAGCTAAGACCTTGTATAAAATCACAAGACCCTCTGCAGCATGTTCTGTAATAGAATCTACAGTATATGTAGTAGAATCAATCAGGATTTTATCTTTAGGTTTAGGCACAAAAGCAAGAGCGTTATTAGCTATGTAAAATACAGCACTATCTCTTCCGATTAAGTTCGGGAAGTTATACTGATTAGCTGTAATGTGCTTTTTATACATCTTGATTGAATAAGTAGTTTCAGTATTTGTTGAACTACCTGTTTCAATATTATATGCACCTTCAGTTACTACTGAATAAGAACAGATTTTACCGTGAGTATTAATTGCTTGTAATGTAATTGATAGATATCTGTTCATTTTTTTATTCCTTTAAATGCCAAATGAACTTGGACGATAAGTAAATGTTTCGCTCGTTGGTTGATTAACGATGTTATTATCTGCGTTACTATCGTTAGCTATCATGTCGGCCTTTGAGATACCGCCAGCGTAACCTTGGACATTTTGTAATGCCTGATTCAAATTAGGGTCAGAGATGTACATTTTAAGAGCTTGCATGTAGTTACGTGCGGCAGCTGAACCTTTGATGCTGAAGAGGTCCACGGCGGAGTCATCGCGCATTGACAACTTGAACATGATACTCTTTGCCGCATCCATAGCTGCTCTACGGATTACATAGTCGTTTTTACTCAAGAAGTACTGATACTCCGAATCAGACATAATTGGAAATTCTACGGATGTATCACCGAGTTCATACCTTAAAGCTTGGATTGTCATTGTATTTCCTTATGTTCCATGTCTGTCTGTGTAACCTGCGCCGTCAGCGTTTAGTTGTTCTATTTGTTCTTTGCGCCATTGGCAAGCTAAACGGAAAGCTTCTTCTTTACCGTACTTAATAACTGAAAAAGTTTTAGTAATCAGTTTTCTGTTGTCTTGGTAGTGAGCTGTAAAACAAGGGTACTCTTTACCATCTTTATTTTTAATTCTAAAACTGACTCCAACAACCCCTGTGGTATTAGCAGAAGACTTTTTACAATTACGAGAATTGTTCTTTTGCGTTTTAGCCTCAAGATTGCAAATTCTATTATCAAGAGAATCACCATTCAAATGATCTATGACCAGATTACTGTCTAATCTTTTATGTAGTGTATAAACTATTCTATGGATATAATATTTCTTACCGTCTACAACAATTTTCCAGACGTTTTTGTCTTTATCTACGCTACCTACCAGAGAATCTTTTTTATTATATACGATACCGTTTACACCTGTGTTATCTCTAACCCAATACAAACATGATGGGCTAGTTTCATCGTAGTAAAATAACTCTGAAAAGTCAGGTATAATCTTAACCTTATTGTTAATATTTTTATTAAGAACAGTATTAGAATTTTTCTGGATAAGTTCACTCTCTATCCTTAAGGCTTCTTCCTCAGATAGATTATTCTCAATAATCTTATAATACCATTTATTCTCTTTTGTAAATTCTAACCAATCTTTACTTCTATTTGTGGTGCTTTTAAAACGATAACCTGTACCTTTTCCAATATAAAACAATTGGTCTGCATTTACAGTGTAATGTCCATAGACATAGTAATCTTGCATAATTTCTCCCTGCATCCCATTAAAGACAACTAGCAGGAACGTGGGAGTGAATCGTTCTTTTCGGGGATCAGCCTAGCTAATTTCGTCTAACATAAAAACTGATTATAACACAAACAATGTTACAATGCAATACTTATGATAGACGCCTCAGTTAAGAGGCGGTCTAAGTACTTTAGAAAGCCTCCGAAGAGGCATTTATCAGTTAGAAGTTGTCAACTTAACAACAGCTTGTGGGCGACGAATCAAGTTCAAAAAGTTTGACTCAGATTGAATCTGGATTTGAGTGTCGGTTGGGTCTTTGTAAGTAAACACGTAAGCAGCTTCACCCAAAGTATTCACATGAGAGAACTTGTTAGCGGGGCTAAAGTAAGTCAAGAACATATCACGAGTACCTTGTGGTAGCATGTAAGCTTCACCAGCGGGGATCAAAGCAACACCGTTGTAAGAACCACGGTATTCAATATACTCAACGCCGCCGTGAACGAAACGACGATACACACCGGAACCTAGACGATTACGTAGTGGCTCTTGAGTACTGGTGTAGTACTTGTAACTTTCTTTGATGGTAGCGTGGTTGATCAACTTGCCGAAGAAAGCAGGTGAGCAAAGAACGATAATGTTGCTAACAACTTCACCACTTTGAATGCTGTCTTGAATGTGAGCAATACCTTCTTCAGATTTTGCGTTCAAATCAGTGGTTGTAGTACCGAGCACAAAGTCAATTGACTTACGGGTAATACCAAAGTCAGTGTAGAATGAACCTGCTACAGTACCGTTAGGAGCGTAGATTGCGCCTTGGGTAATAGCGAATGCACGAGCTGCTTCTAGAGTAACAGCGTGGTTCATACGGATACGCTCTAGCTTACGAGCGATAACGGCGGCTTCGGTTTCAGCGGCATCAGGAGAACCATAAGCACGTTTGCCTTGGATATCTTCAGGCTTGACAGCGTCATCAAGTGGGAAGTGAGGGATTGGGAATGAACGTAGTGAACGGGTGTCGTTCTTGTTCATTGTATTACGAGCGCCACGAACTTGGTCGGTAACTAGACCGAGAGTACCTTCGCTGGATTCAACGGTAACGCTGTGCTGTGATACTGGCTCTTCAGAGAAAAGGCCTAGTTCGTTCAAAAGCCCCCAAGCGTTTGGGATGAGCAAGAGTTCTTGTGTATAGTCTACGAGTTCAAATGGTTTTTCAAAACTACGGGTCTGCATTTTATATTTCCTTAATTATATTAGTTAACAGTTAATTCTTTTACAGATTAAACTGCATCGTTAACTGCAATATCCTTAGCTTCTAGAGCGGCGTATACAGCGGCTTTTTCAGCATCTAGGTCGTATGTGGCATCTAGTACTAGACCTGCCTTAGATACAATAGCTGGACCTTTGATTAGGACTAGCACTTGAGTATCGGTAGCAGAAGCTACGGTTTGTTCTTGCATGACGATAGCGTCAGCTACTTGTGAACCATCACTAGCGGTTTGTACAGCGATTTTGTACTTACCACCTGAAGTGACCTTACCAAGTACAGTACCGGGAACTAGAGTACCAGCAGTGCCGTTATAAGTAACGACTAAGCGAGTATAGCCAGTTTCAGGCCAGAGTTCTTGTTTTACTACGTTAGAAAGACGAGCGGCTTCTGTTGCGATTAATGGCATGTTATTTTCCTTTTGTATTACTTAGTTACTTGCTTGGCTTTAAGTAATTTTGCCACAGCAGATTCTTTAACGACAGGCTCTTCTTGAGTAGAAGCACCCTTTTCTACGAACATCTCAGATGTTTCTACAGTAGTCATCATAGCTTGCATAGCAGCTACAAACGCAGTAAAATCATCTTCGGATTCTAGTGATAAAGCAGCCTTAGCGATTGCTTCTACTTTGCTTTCGTCTTTTACGATAGCTTTGATTTGGTCTGTTTTTGCTTTATTGATAGCTGCTTTTTTCTCAGCTTCAAATACAGCGATTGTTTCCAGAGCTTTTTGTAGTTGTACCTTCTGCTCATCTAGAGCTTTTTGCACAAGTTCAAATTGAGCTTTTTCAACGGTTTCGACTTTTACTTCGTCTTCCATCTTAGATTTCTCCAATTCTTGTTTGTTAACAGAGGTAGACACCCCTTCAATATTCTCAACGCCAGCGTTTGTTGAGGTATCAGTACCTTCTGCCGTAGCAGCAAGTGCAGATTCTTTTTGAGCTTTTGCAATATCTTCCATAGCTTTTTCAATCAAAGCTTGGTCATTAAGCATAGCTAAATATTCGTGTTCATCTAACTCAGATAGAACTTCTGCCAGATTGTCAGCTTGTTCAGCGGACTTTAAAATCTCAAAAGCTTCCATCTTGGATTTAATCCAGTCTTTGTAATCTTCATCAGCTTCAGCTTGTTCCATTGCTTGTGTTTCAGCAGGTTCTACGTAACCCATCATGTAAGCAAGAATGTCCGCTTGTTCTCCGTATAGATTAAAAAAACGTGACAAAAAATCTGGCAAATCCATAGTAACACGAACTTGTTGCATCTTCTCAATAAACTCTTCACTGAAATTGTTTGATTTAAGCACCAACTTGTAGTTAGCACCGGATGCTGCACCACCTTGTTGCTTTGAAACTAGTGCAATATGAGAATCTTCGTTACTAAAATCAATGTCACTTAATTTGCGCTTAGGTTTACGTTTAGTTTTATGTTCCATTTTATTCCTTTAATAGTGACCAGTTAGCTGCACTTTTTCTTTTATTTCCAAACAAGTTTCGTAATGTACTAGGATTTATGTTAAACTTGTCGCATAATTCTATACGTGTGCCTACAAATATTTCACCAGTAATGCAATTTAAAAATTTATGTATTGCTTTAGAGGCTGATGGATTGTTTATACCAGACATTTTATCAGACAGATTTTGAGCTACTGCCCGTTGTTTCGCTAAAGTACTCATCAGTGCTTTTGTCTCTGGGCTTCTTTTCTTACCTGTATTCGCTTTTGCAGTTTTATTTATAGCTTCTTCAGATCGTAAACGGCCCTTATTAATTTTAGACAATTTGAGTCTTGTTTCAAGCGATGAAGTCTTACCCTTTAAAGCGTTTGAAATTAATAATTTTGTAGCTTCTGTGCGTTTTTTACCTGTAGTTTTTAAAACTCTTTTGCGGATAGTCTCTGCACTTTGTTTGATACCACTGACGCCCTCACCCCCATCTGTTAAATTAGTAAGTGGATAACCGAAGTATCTAAACTCAGCAATTGTATCTTTTTCACATTGGAATGCTTCTTCTTCAGTTAAGTCTTCAAACACAATTTCAACAGAAAAACCATGTTTATCTTTGGTATTTTTCCAGTAACTGTTACGACCATTGGTACTATAAGCTCGATTACCTTTACCTTTTCCAACATAAAATGGTTTATTATCTGTTACTCTACGATGTACATATACATAAAATATATTATTCATCTTCAGCATCTTCAACACTCGCTAGAGCACCAATGGAAATACCTGTAATTTCATCATCTTTAATCATCTGCCATAGAGCATCATCATGCACTTGCAAAGTCATCAACCATGTGGACTTCTTTACGAATTGATCGTTTAACACCATATCACAAGGAGCTAAGTAAGATTCAATAACGTCAAATGTATCTGTCATTACTAAATGAAAGAGGTTAGCTCTCATCATGCTTTTATTAAAAGACTCTTTAGCTTTACGAACTTCGTTTTCTGAGGTATAATCACCGTGTAAATCAGTATGATCAGGGATCATTGCAACGTAAGTAACTTGCTTTAAATCCTCATCTACAGCTTTAGTAATCGGAAGTTTAACTCCCGGTAGCTCATCTTCAGTGTTTAATTCTAAGTCCGTAATATCTTTATTATAGGACTTTACGATTTCTTCTTGCTTTAGAATACGTCTAGCAAAAGCTAAACCTGCAGAACCACCCCATAAAAGCCATGCCACGGTTCCAGCTGTTGGACCACCATCAGGCATTTTCTTCTTAGGATTATAATTCTTTTCGTGCCTGCTAAAGAAAGCATACATTCGCTTAACCGTATCTAAGCTTAGACTACCGTTAATAATATCTCTAGCTCTTGCTACACCAGAACCAACACCTTCGCTTTTAGCTTGAGAAGCATCTAAGCCACCTCTGCCGTATTTCTCACGTAAGGCTAATCCTCGTTTAGCATTGTTGATCATAGCCTGTGTAGGCTTGTAGCTTTTAGCTTTTAGTACTTCTTGCATACTTACCTTTATAAATTATAGCTTAATCATTTTTATCAGCTTTATTAACATAATTATATCATACTTATAATTGAAAATCAAGTGAAATATTAATAATATACTTATATACCG